CCGGGGTCGATGCGGTTAGATGGCGCGCGCACGCGCGTGGGGCAAACCTGTTTACCGTCGCCGTCGGGATAGTCGTGGGGTAGCGTGGTGCCCCATGACCGACAACCTCCCCACCCCGGTCGGCTTCCGCACCGGAGTCGCCGACGTCCCGCTATCGCAGACCCCGACGGCGGCTCTGGCGTTCGCGCTCGGGTACGCCGTGGCCCGGCCCCAAAGCGCCGATGCGTTCGGCCCGTTCTGTGCGATGGTCGAGGAACTGATGCGCCGCCCGGCGGTCACTGCCGACGGCTGGGAGGGCTACCAGGACGGCCCCGAGGGTGTCGAGCGCGGCAACGCCTTCGGCCAGCTGATGGGTTTGCTACCGGAGCCCCAGGCCCGGGCGATCGTGATGCTGTATCAGGCCCAGCGTGGTCAGCGGTGGGCACGTACTGGTCAATACCGACACGGTCGGGAAACTGGCGGTAGACGCGACCCGGTCGGCTAGGGTATATCTAACTAACCCGTGCGGGACCGACCCGCCGGTGCTCACGAAAGGCAACCCATGACCCGAATCATCACCGCCGCCGTCCTGTCGATCGCGGCGTTGTTCGCTTTGCCCGCTCCCGCCGACGCCGCCCCGATCACCGAGGACGACCCGGGCTGGAGCTGTGTTGACGACGGCAACCGCATCTGCGGCCCGCACAACCCCGAGGGCAAGCCGCCCGGGCTGTACGACGCCGGGGGCGTGCTGATCAGCCCGTGGCCGACGGTGACGCTGTGCACGCTGCCGCCGGGGGCGATCTTCGATGAGTGCGACGCCTACTACGTCGACCCGCGTTTCGTGCACCTCACCACGCCGGTCGTGAAGCGGTGACCGCTGACAAGGACGCCCCCGAACAGGTGCCCGCCGGTGAGCTGGACGCCACCAACATCGGCACCCTGATCCGCTTCCGGCTGTGGGACGCCCAGCACGAAACCGCCAGTGTCATCACCGCCGAGCTGCGCCAGATTTACCATGTCGGCGGGGTCACGACCCTGACCTACGGTCTCGGGGCTGAGCGTGAGTCGACGCTGGAGCCGGAGCAGCTGGTGACGCTGCGACCACCTGCCGACTACAGCGATGTCGAGGGTCTGGCGATCCACGACGGCTTCCGCGATAGCCGCGACTGAGCAACCGTCAGGCTCTGCCGGGCCTGGCGGGGAGCCGGGGCGTTGAGACCGCAGCGCCCCGGCTCCACCCACAACCCAACCACGAAAGGCACGACCATGAGCGATACCCCGATCGACAGCCCCGACGACATCGGCAGCCGTGCCGCTGCTACCGACACGCCACCCGCTGCCGCCACGACGATCGACTTCCTGCGGTCGACCACGACGACCCGGGTCTTCCGCGACTCCCAGGGCAACGTCACCGAGACGACCGTTGACCACGTCGCCCGCTTTGGCGTCAACCCCGGCGCGCTGCCCGACATGGTGCATCAGTACGGCTCGCAGCTGTTCCGGCCGCAATGGGCTCAGGTCACCTGGACCGACGGGCGGCTGACCCGCATCGAGCTGCGCGGCCAGCGGGTGCTCAAGAGCGGCAAGCTGTCGGAGTCGGGTCACAACACCAGCCGCAACTACGACTGGTCAGGCTATGACCTCGAAAACCCCAGCGATCGCCGGGTGCCGCCGCCGGAGGCGCTGATGGAGCGTATCGCCGCCTACCAGGTCGCCGTGTCGACGCAGACGGGCCGCTCATGACCGCACTGGGCACCGTCATCCACGACGAGCATCACCTGCGGGTGGTGCCCGACGGCACGATCATCAGCTGGCTGCGCATCCCCGGTGACCCGACATCGGAGGCGGTCGCGTTCGTGCGCCGGGAGGTCGCCTACCCGACGCCCGAGTACGCCGCCGCGCACCCGCGCGACACCAAGCCCGAGGTCACGGTCTGGATCAGCCCGGGCGGCTGGGATCCGCAGACGATCGCCAGCGCCGGGGTCACTTTCCCCTGCCAGGTCGTGCGGTGGGGCGACGTCAGCACCGAGCTGATCACCCCGCCCGAAGCACCGCTGCTGGCTGAGACCTTGGTGCACGGCGGCACCTGGCACCGGGAGAAGGCCCTGGAGTGCGCGGTGCGGCTGTTCGCGGGCAACGAGCTCTACGTGCTGCCGCGCAGTGGCGAAGGCCCCAACCTGGCCCCGGTGCTGGAGACGGCGAAGGCGTTCGAGGAGCACCTGACCCGCGATGAGCTGGCCGACTACCTCACCGCCACGGTCGACTGCGGCATTGTCGGCGACGACCAGGGCCTGCGCGACCAGTGACCAGACCACCCGACCCGTGGCCGCTGGTCGACAACCCGGTAGCGCAGGCTGAGCTGCTGATGTTCTGCCTGCGCTACCGGCGCACCCCCGACGGCACGCCGCTCTACTCGCACGCCCCCGACCCGCCCCCGGCCTACCCCGGTGAGCTGTACGGGCACTACGTCGCCGCCGGGCTGGGGTTCATGTCGTTCACCGATGCGACCGGGCTGGCGATCAGCGAGCTGCACGTGTCGCTGCCGTTTCAAGACGAGGAGACCGATCAGTGACCGCAACAGTGCATTCGATCAAGCGGGTGCCGTCGCGCCGCAGCTATGACCCGGTGCTGGGGGCGTACCTGTCGACCGGGGCCGACGCCATCGAGGCAGCTCGAGAATTTCCGAGCGGAGCGCCGATGGCGATCGACATCGAGACCCCGGGCCTGGACAACGCCTTCACGATCAACTGCCTCACCGCCGCCTGGCGACGCGACGACGGGCGATACGAAGCGATCCTGCTCGACCCGGCCCGCGACGGCGATCAGAACGCGGTCGCCGACGACCTGTTGGGCCGGGCGTCCAAGCTCATCCTGCACAACGCGCCGTTCGACATTCCGCCGCTGTACCACCTGGGACTGATGGGCAAAGGGACGATCAACAGGGTGGTCGACACACTGCTGCTGGCCCGGTTCGCGCTGCCTGACGTGATGATCCGCAAAGGGCTCGAAGCGTTGGCGACGCGGGTGCTGGGCATGACCGACTTCAAGGGCGGCATGGAGCGCGCGTTCAAAGCCGCCGGGTACAAGACGATCGCCGCCGGGTACGAAGGCCTCGACATCGACTCCCCGATCTACCGGCAGGGGGCGATGGCCGACACCGTCATCACCGCCCAGCTGGAGCCGGTGCTGCGCGGCATGTGCATCGAGTGGGCGCTGGATCACGGCTTCGAGGGCTACGGCGCGACGACCGTCGCTGAGGCCGAAGCCCTGCTGGCGACGCAAGAGACCGTGCATCGCGTGATGCTGCGACGCAGCGCCGTCGGGCTGGCGGTCGACCGCGAGTACCTCGACCGCTACGCCGAGCAGGTCGACATCGAGCGCAACCTGGCGATCGCCGAGCTGGCGACCCACGGGCTGGAGGGCGGGTCGGGCAAGGGCTCCAAGCTGATCGAATACCTTGACGCCCGGGGCGAGCTGCCGAGTGGCTGGCCGCGCACCCCGACCGGCAAGCTGCGCGCGACCAAGGCCGACCTCGAAGCCTTCGATCACCCGCTGGCCGCTGCGCAGCGCAAGCTGGCGATCATCGACAAGGTGACCGGCTACCTGGAGAAGGTCGACCGGCAGGCGTCGGTGACGGGCCGGTGCCACCCGCAGGTCGGCACTCTCGGCGCGTCGGCGACGGGGCGCATGAGCTACGGCCTGCCTGAGCTGCAGCAGTTCCCGGCTGACGCGCGCCCGGTGATCTGCGACGACGGCCAGGGGCTGACGTCGATCGACTGGAGCCAGATCGAGCCGGTGTGCATGGCGTTGATGGCGCGCGATGAGGACTTCCTGGCCCCGTTCGAGCGCGGCGAAGACCTGTACGAACCGATCATGCGCAGCTGCGGCATCGACCGCCCGCTGGCCAAGATCGTGCTGCTGGCGACGATGTACGGCCAGGGCATCACCAAGCTGGCGGCGTCGATCGGTCACACCGAGGAGTCGGCGCTGCAGATCAGGCGGCAGATGTTCGGGGCGATGAAACGCTGCGAGGCGTGGATGAGCCGGGTCCAAGACGTCGCCGCCCACCACGGCGTCACGATCACCGCTGGCGGGCGCATCCTGCCCGTTGACGAGGGTGGCGTGTTCAAGGCGGTCAACTACACCGTCCAGGGGTCGGCCTACGACGTGCTCGCGCACACGATCGTGACGATGGAGGAGCGCGGCATCGGTGACGCCCTGCACCTGGCGATGCACGACGAGGTCGTGGTGGACACCGCCGTCGCCGAGGAGGTGCAGCAGATCATGCTCACCCCGCCGCCGTTTTTGGTGATGTGGGCGCAGCGCACCCCGATCTTGCGCACCGATCGCGCTGACATGGGCCACGCCTGGGCGAAGGTGTGATGCCTATCTAGTGCCCGACTCGCCGACACACCACTACCGATAGTGGCTGGTAGACCCTCGTATTTTCCCCGCCTAAGCTGGCCGGTCTGACCCCGGCGCAACCACAACCAACAGGAGATCAAATCAATGCCACTTTCACCTGAGCGCACACCCGATCAGTGCCGTTGCTCACCGCTGGTCGACGGCCCCGACCCGAAGTGCCCGACGCACGGCCCTGCCCGGCTGACCGATGTCAAGATCGAAGACACCGCCGTTGATCCGGCCCGCCCGCCCCTCGGTACATTGCGCGAGTTCGCGCAAGGCGGCTGGGTCAGCCCTCCCGCCGTCCGCCGACCGACCGACGACTATGCCCGCGACGTCACCCGGGATGCGATCGCGCTGTTCACCGGGGAGCGCAACGCCGACTACGGCGACGCCACCGACAACTTCACCGACATCGCTGACTTGTGGTCGGTGGTGCTGCGGCCGATCTTGCGGCCCGGCGCGGTGATCAACGCCGAGCAGGCCGCAATCATGCAGGCACTCATCAAGGTGGCCCGGCTCAACAACACCCCGCACCACGATGACAGCTGGGTCGACGCCACCGCCTACCTCGCCCTTGGCGGGGGCATCCACTGCCGCCGCCAGTCCTGACCGACCTCCCCCGCCTACCTGAAAGGGCACCACAACCATGCTCGGATCAACCCCACTACAGGCCGTGCTCGGCTCCGGCGTCGACAACCGCGACCACGAAGCCGTGCGGGCGTTCGTGCGCGCCGCCGCCGACATCGACCTGTCGCTGCTGTTCATCATCCCGGGGACGAAGGTTCCTGCCGACATGCGCACGCCCCAGGCCCGGCGCAAAGACGACAAGGACGCTCAGGAAGCTGCTCGCGCCGCCGGTCGCCGCGACTGGGCCACGGTCAAGAGCCCCGCCGGGCTGGCGCTGGCGACCAACGACAAGAGCGTGCTCGACCGTTATCTCAAGCGGTACATCGAGGTCTACAGCGTCTGGTCTGAGGTGCGGCCCGACGGCACCCACGGCAAGCTGGTCAACTACAGCAAGAAGGCGTTCGACGCTGGCGAGATCGCGATGGCTGAGCCCGCCGCCGTCAACCTCGCCGTCGAGGTCGGCGGGTCGGGCCTGGTCGTGATCGACTGCGACACTGCCGGTCAGGTGCGGCGCTGGTTCGAGGCCAACGACCTCGACCCCGACGACCCTGAGCTGCCGCCGCCGACCGTCGTCACCCCCGGCCATCGCGGTGAGGGTGCTGACCCCGATGACCCGTCGACCTGGGCGCACGCCGACGGCGGTCATTTCTACTTCACCGTTCCCGACAAGTACATGCCGGTGCTGCCGCGCCATATCGGGGCGATGACGTGGGGCGGTGACGACGGCTTCGCCGTGCTGTGGGATCGCCGGTACGTGCTGATCCCGCCGAGCACCCGGCCCGAAGGGGCCTATGAGCTGGTGGGTCGCGACTACGAGCTGCCTGACTGGCTGGCTGAGAAGATCATTGAAGCCGGAGCCCTGCGCGTGTCGCGCGCCGAGCGCAGCGCCGGGGAGACCGACAACCCTGAGCTGGCCAGCGCGGTCGATCAGTGGGCGGAGTCGATCAGCTGGGCGGCGATCCTTGAGCCGCTCGGGTGGGTGCCCGCACCGCGCGCTGACAGTTGCGGCTGCCCGGTGTGGACCGCGCCCGGTGTGCACGCCAGCCCGAAGTCGGCCACCGCCCACGACACCGGCTGCACCACAGGCCGTTACACCGAGGTCAACGCCCCGCTACACATTTGGACCGACAACCCGGCGGAGCCGTTTGACGAGTGGGTGAAGGCCAAGGGCACCTCCACGATCTCCAAGCTGCAGGCGGTGGCGCTGATCAGCTACGGCGGCAACGTCGGCAAGGCGATGGACGAGCTTGACCTGATGCCGACCGGCACCGAGGTCGACCCCGACATCGCACCACGGTCGAAGGCCGACCCTGACCTGGCCCCGACCGACGGCGATTTCGAACTGCCCAAGCCGCAGGAGAATCACCCCGAGGAGCCCTCCGACGAGCAGTTGAACCAGTGGGCGGCGGAGGCCGAAGCCGGGTACTGCGTCAACGCCGAGACCAAGACGGTGAGCCCGCACAAATGGACCGACATCGCGGGCTACCCCGCCGACCGGGCCTGCACCGTCTGTGGCGAGACGCAACGCTGGTGTGAGTGTGGGCAGTGGGTGCCGATGGTCAGTGAGGACACCGCCGAAGACGCCGGGGGCAACCTCTGGCACCGCGACGCGGCCACGGGGGAGTCACATCTGGTCGGGTCGACCAAGCCGCCCGCTGACCCGACTGTCGAAGACATCACCGCCGGGGCACACTGCCAGGTCTGCGACACGGGCGAAGGACTGTTCGTGACCGACCCCGACGACGGGCTGCTGTGGCACGCCGCCGACGCTGACGATGCCGCTGAGACCGGCGGGCACCGGGCCGACGGCATTGTCACCGACCCGCGCACGGGCACCGAGATCGCGAGCGCCGGCAAAACGGCACACCAGAACACCGCGGTCGAAGCCCACCTGGCCGAAGGCGGCACCGTCACCGAGGTCAAGGCGGGCGGGTCGGTCATCGACCTGAGCGTGGGCGCGCTTCCGGCTGACTTCGGCAAGAAGCCCAAGGCCGACAGCCCGTACCCTGACGACGTCACCGACGCCGACCCCGACGTGTTCGACTCACCGCACACCGGCGTGCCGCGCATCGCCCCGTTCTCGCACTGGCGTGACATGCCGCCGCCGGAGTTCGTGATTGATGGGCTGCTGGAGCACGGCGGCTTCACCTCGATCATCGGCGCACCCGGCATGGGCAAGTCGACCATCGCACTGGACATGGCCTGCCACATCGCGACCGGCAAGCGGTGGCAGGGGCGGCGCACGCTCAAGACCAAGGTGCTGTACCTGCCCGGTGAGGGTCTGGCCGGGGCGGTGCAACGGCTTCGGGCCTGGGAGGTGGCGCACGGCGTCGAGCTGGACGACAACCTGCTGCTGGGCAACGGCATCATCCTGGTGCGGGCGACCAACGAGGCCTGGGGCGACATCGCCGCCTACATCGTGCGTCAGGAGATCGGCCTGGTCATTTTCGACACCTTCGCCCGCATGGCGTCGGGTCTGGAGGAGAACAGTGCCACCGACGTCGGCACGGCGATTCGCCGGTTCGACAAGCTCAAAGACCACACCAATGCCGGGGTCTGCGTCGTGCACCACACCGCCAAGGGCAACCCCGACGTCGGACGCGGCAGCTCCGCCCTCAACGGGGCACTCGACAGTGAGCTGCTGGTGCGGGAGGCGCGCTGGCCCACCGACCAGATCGCCGACAGCGACGGGCGGCTGCCGGGCAAGCCGATCGAGGTCTGGACGAGCAAGCAGAAGAACATCGAGCAGCTCGAAGACCCGATCCCGCTGATGATGCTCGACCTGTCCAAGCTGGCCGAGGGCACCGACATCAAAGCCCCCGTCATCACCGGCCCCAACTGCGCGATCGACCCGATGCAGGGCGAGGTCGTGCTGGCACGCCCGCTGCCGGAGCCGCTGGTCGAGACCGCGATCAAGGTGCGCGAGTTCGCCGATCGGTTCCCGCAACAGGGCATCACCCGCGCCGAAGCGGTGCTGGCGGTGCGCCCTGACGGCTACGCGCAGTCGCGCAACGACACCGGCGTGTACTGGAAGCAGCGCATCGCCGAGGCGATCGACCGGGGCCTGCGCTACAACCTGCTCGCCACGCTGACCGGCACCCCGTCGGGCCAGCGGTATATCCCGGTGCCCAACACGACACCGGACATGGCTCGCGCAGCAGCTGCTGCGGAGATCAACGACGCCGACTGACCCGGCGTCAAACCCACAACCCGAAAGGATCACCACATGCCCGTCACGTTCAAGACTGACGCGATCATCGCCGCCGCCAAGGAGGCCCTGGCCGGTCACGCCAAGGCCGACAAGATTTATCAGGCTGACTGCGACGCCTACCGCCGCGACAAGCACCAGGAACAGGACAAGATCACCAATATCCGTGCTCTGCGCGATGAGCTGAGTGCCGTGCTCAAGGCCAAGCGGCAGCCGACCCGTGACGACGCCCGCCGGTTCGCCCGGCTGGCCGGGGTCGACTATCTGTCCAACCTGTTCACGCAGGGCTTGAGCGACATCGACGTGCGCAACAACGTCAGCAAGCCCGCCGGGTGGCTCAACGCCAACACCGTGGCGTCGTACCAGGGCTTGATCAAGCTGCTGCAGGCTCACACCGAAGACACGATCACGTCGAATCAGCTCAAACTGCTCGGCTATGACCGGCTGGAGCCTCTGTTCCGGCTGGCCGCGCTGCATTCGCCGGTCACCGATCAGTGAGTTCGGCGAAAGCGTAGACGTAGCCCGACGTCGTCGGGTAACTTTGGGCGTGCGGGTCGGCGATCCCGGCCCGCGCCCCTCAACTCCAGCTCCACCCTCACTCTCAGATCGGAACCTCATGACCACCTCCATCGCCCCAC